TCTAGTCTAAAAGTCCGTATTTAGAGAGCGTCTCAGCGTCCTCGTCATCGAGATGTTCCATTGCCCTGTCGGTGTACTGGTCTCTAGCGCTGTACCTATCGGCCTTAGCTTTGACCGCCCCAACTCGTGACGCACGCTCGAAGCGTTCACCCTCGCGAACCTCATGAACTCGCTGTCTGGATTCAACGTTAACGAGGATCTCCCCAGGGCTATACTTCTCACCGGGAGTATCTCGCTCTCTAACAATGCGGTAACCGTATCCCCTGAAGAGCGTTGTCTTATGCGAGATAGCCATGTTGTCACCCATGACCATGCGGATTGCACTGCGCTCAAGGCCCACTGCGTAGCTAAAAGCACCAGCAGTAAGCATCCCAGTAACAAACAGGATAAGATAGACAGCAACGTTGATTGGATGGAGCCACCAGAGAATAGCGATTTCCATATAACCAGGTCTTCTTTGCTTTGGCTGTTGTTCTTGTTGTTCATTGCTCATTCGCCTTTGCCTTTCTTTCTTTGTTCTTCTGAAACCAGGACTTGCAGTTGCCATCTGGGTTCAGCTTCTCTTGCCACCGAACCCGATACCTTCCGCCTCTTTGTTCAAGCACGGCGCCACCAACTGCGAGCTCGCTATTGACTGCATTCTCATAGCGTCTCCAGGCCTCTTCTTCGGAGTTGCCGTACTGCGTTATTGTGATTGTACTTGATAGGGTTGCCGGTCCACCCGCCGGTCTAGCCTCTATCTTCCTCCCGATGTAAGCGAGTCTCCAAGCCTCCATCATAACCCCCCTCAATTGCGCAGCGCAGAATCTCTACAAAGTCATCCAGCCGCATGGTTGCTATTGGTGCCTCTCTGTCCCACTTACAGATGGCGACACATTTCTTATTGCTATTGCTACTGCTCGCTGCCTCTTCGGCTTGCTCAAGTGCTGCTTTAATGTTGGGCCTTTTACCCACCTTGCACTCAACCCATAGCGTCGGACAGTCTACATCTGCTCGGGTGTCTCCCTTAAAACATTGTCCCGAGCTTCTCGTTACGTTTGGTCCAAAGACCGGCTTTAGAGCATTGGCTACGAATCTTTCGAACCTAGCTCCTTTATCTCTACTGTGCTTCCCCATTTTCTCCTCAATGCTTCCTTCTGCTTCTCTCTGCATGCAGGCTTCTGTGACATCATCTTCATCCAGATCTTATCACCAGGTAATCGGAACTCTATTGAAAGCCATCCAACGTCATCGCTCATTCCCGTTAATCCTCATCGAGTTATTGTTGATCTCAATATACTTGCCGCCATAGGGGAAGCCTTCCCTGATTCTATCAATTACCCGGTCACCATAGCGGGCCCTAAAGTCACGCCCATTCAGGTTGGTGGTGATGATAGTTGGACGGTAGTTTGAGTAGCGCTCATCGATAATCTCATCGAGGCGGTGGCTGAAGTAGCCATTCTTGTCCAGGTACTCTACTCCTAGATCGTCAATGACCATGGTCGGAACCTGGATAAGTGGCTCGAAGTCCTGGTTGTAGCCACTGACTCGGGCAAGCCTGGATGCCGTCCACCATCGACGTGTCTTAGGGGGTGAGGCCAATGAGGACATTGTCTTACTCCACAGGTAGAATCCAGCAGCCGTGCTCTTGCCACATCCCTTGGGACCAGCAAGGACAATGCACCAGGCCTCTTTGGGCTTGGTTAGAAACTCTGAGATTGCCAGCATTGCTGGAGTCTCGAGTATCTCTGATGTCATGGTATCAATGATGCGCTTAGGTATGCCTTGGTCAGGGCAGGCATCGGCAGCTGCGGCGCATTTCTCTGCCTCAGTGGTAGGAGCAAGCTTCTCCTCACTGTATTCTCGGCCTTCCTCCTGGGCCCTCCTGACTATTTGCTTTGCCATGTCCATATACTTATTCGCCAAAATCGGTGTGTCCGCCTGAGAACTCACTGCTTCCCCCTGTGTATCCTTGGTCTAGTTTTTCTTTCTTCTTCGGATTAACGCTTGCCGTTGAAACGAATCTGTCAAAGTTGTCATCTTTTTCGAAGATGTGAGTCAGTCCGTGTAAACCCTTTTCGCGCCACCAAGGATCTTGCGCATTACCAAGTATAGCGAGTTTGCACTCTCTGACCGAGTGTCCGTTTGATAATCTTTTCTTGATTACCTCCCATGCCCGGTTGCCAGGCTTTGCATTGCGGGCCTTCGTTGGATGCAATTGTCTGTAATACCTGAGCACTTCCTGAATAGATGCAGCATGCTTAGGAGGTTCTACGGGTTTTGGTTTTTTTGGTTTTTGACCGGCATCGATAGCCTTGAGCTCTGTCGATAAGTCATCAAGCATTCGAATGACGCGGCGCAGTGTATGTAGATTTATTTCTACCTTCGCCATAATTCCTCCTAGATAGAGAATGGAGAGGGCCACCCTGCCAAGGGTAGGGACAATGGATTTAGGGCAACCCTCTCCGCTAAGACCTAGAAAAATTTCTAAGTCGTTAGACTAAACTCTAATCAAAAAGGAACATCATCAGCATCAAAGGACTCTGCCTCAGCTGTGATGTCGATACCCAACTCAGCACACACCTCTGGGGTGTAATACTTCTTAGGAGTAAGGTAAGTTTTCCCAGGCTTAACGTGAAGGTCAAAGCCACCCTTCAGACCGAACCACTCATCGCTGTCCAGCTCCGCCTTGGGGTCAAGTCCAAGACCGTGGCAGAACTGAACGTACTTCCACTTGGACTTCTCAGTCAGCCAGATGGTGTCGAACACCTTGAACTGCACTGTGCCGCTAATGGCCATAAAGGTGAGGTCAATGCCAGGGGTGCCCGATGGCACATTGGCATCCTTGACCTTGATAATTTGAAAGGAATAATCCCCAGGCTCGAAGCCGCCTTTGGTGTCGGCGTGACGAGACTCTTCTTCAGAAGAAATGTTCATGTTGATTTTAGCCATTGATTCTATCTCCCATTGCTTCCTGGTACTCTGACCAGTTCAATTCAATACGTGCAGGCAACTCGTACCCAGCACGACATCCGGCATCTCTTCCAGGCTCACCCTCGAAGTAGATCCATCGTTGCTTCCCGACCCGCTTAGCCTTACCGGCCTTCATTGCGGTTGCATCCACGACCCGAAAGTCCATGGTGCAGTGTCCGATCTGATCTGCCCAGTCACGCATCCGTGTCCAGGCATACCCGGAGACATTGCCTCCAAGCTTCTTAAAGTCATCACCCAATGTTGAGGGCCCCTTCTGGAGACCGTCATGGGAGATGAGCACAATGTTCATGTTGCGGCGGTTACGAATATGGTCGAGAGCATTAAGCAGCTCAGCCATCTTTTCCCCTGCCATGATAGGACCCTTGTAGTACGCCATGTACTTCTCCTGGTCTCCCTTGAATACGTTCTTAAGAACATACTCCTGAGAGAGACGCTCGGCCCTATCAACCGTATCTAGTACCAGTGTCTTTCGGTCATGCTCTTCTTTGAGAACAGTACGAAGACAAGTCATCAGCTCATCCCATGAAGTGCATGGTGTCTCAGGAATCTTTGGTACCCGGACGCCAGCGGCTCCATCTTCTGTCTGAATGAATAAAGGGTTAGGTGCTTGTGAACCAAATGTAGTCTTCCCAATCTTGGGCTGACCATAGATGATTAAGCGAGGTGGAGGTAGTCTGAAGTCTTCTGACGGATTGATTATGGCAAAGCGATTAGTCACTCTACACTCCTTAGTTGCTGGGCCCTGTATGGGCTCGTTCTCTCCTCTTGAACTTCGATGAACATGTTGGGTCCTCGAGACCCAGACACGCATTCACGAATGCACAGCCTCCATAGCTGCTGCATCTACCAGGGTTACGTGTCGGTACATCCATCTCGTCAAGTCGGCGACTCAGGCTCGATAATTCGACCATGCGAGTCTCAACTGCATCATTCATTAATGGCACAATTTGACGGATAAATCTACCTTCAGTATCGTTTAAGTAGAGGTCAGTAAGACGTGAGGCGAATTGGGGAAGGGTTTCGGTGTTGTCCAGTTTGCGTTGAGCAAACTCTTTAGCGGTCTCATCCTTCCTTCTTCTTATCCCCTTGCTTATCTGACCGGGCTTTGTTTTCGGTGAAGTAACTACAACGTCATACATGACAGAGACCGGAGCCTTGTATTCTTGTATGAGGTACTGGGCGTAGATAGCCATCTGTGTGTTCATCGGGAGCAGTCGCCAGTATAGCGACGTAGGATCGGACGCCTCCTTGGAAGAAACATTCTTATGTTCCCATAAGATAATCTCCCCTGTGTCATTGTCCTGCATCAGTGCATCCATTTTCCCTACGAACTTGATGCCATCAAAGATGTATTCAAACTCCTTCTCTATCCCAAGAACCGACAGGCTCTTGTTCTTAAAGCGCTTGGCATCTTCGGCCTCCCACCTGTTGTAGTACCCACGGATGTAGGCCTCGTTCTTGATGTTGAACAATGGGTCATCATCAAACCCGTGCTCGGATGCATCATCCTCCATGGCATTGATGGCTGCTCTGAGGGAATGACCACGCATGTAAGACTCTTGCCCGACATGCATAATCAATCCCGTCTTGAGCCCATTGC